TATGGAAGAAGTATAGATTACACAATGCAGAAACCAGAGATGGATGATTTAATAGAATACGTCGAAGATGATTTATGGGCTACGATGACTCAAGATGAAGATATGTTTCATTACAACGTGGAGACATTTGTAAAAAATGACTAAATTAGATAAATTAATTGATAAAGTTCTTGAGCAAATTCAAGAAGATGTTCAAATATTTAAAAGAAAAAGATTATGTTAATGCAGGTTTTGAAATGGAGGATTCAGTATGGGCGAAAAAACACACTCCAGCGAGAGCGATGCGACTCAGCGAAAGAATGAAAAAGTTGACCTGAGAAAACATAAAAAAAGAATCACTACGTTTGAAGAAAAAACTTATATAAACGAAATGAGAAAAAAATATCAAGAAAATGATTTGAGAACTAAGATGTTAAAGATAAGTAAAAAATTAAAAGAAGAAGGGAGGCTGTAATGGTACTTGGTAAAATATTTGGAGGTGACACACTAAAAACAGTTGGCACAGTAATAGACGATTTACATTTTAGTGGTGAGGAGAAAGAAAAACTCAAACTACAAATGAAAGAGATAGATGCTAAACTAAAAGAAAAACAACTAGATATCAACAAGGCTGAAGCATCACATAGATCAGTTTTTGTTTCTGGTTGGCGTCCTTTTCTGGGATGGGTCTCTGGACTGAGTATAGGGTATGTATATCTTTTTCAACCAATACTAGATATGATTTTACAAATGTTCGGAGTTGAAGTAGATTGGGTTGTCTTAGATCTTGGTCAACTTATGCCACTCGTACTAGGTATGCTTGGTTTAGGGGGTTTAAGAAGTTTTGAGAAGGCGAAAGGGCTTACAAAATGAAGAAGATAAAAAAATGGATCAACGCATTCCTAGAACTTAAACTATGGGTGCAAATGATTATTGTTACGGTAGCGATAATCTTAATTCACAACTACGTACTACATTAGGAGGTAATATGCCATATCATACAGGAAAACATTCCAAGGGAATGAAGAAAAAAGGTAAAAAAGGCAAAAAGAGGAAGAAGAAAAAATAATGGTTAAAGTTGCATCTATCAGAAACATTGTTAGAGGTTTAAAACCAAGACAAAGAAAAACGATGAATAGACATGCTAGGCATCATTCTTTGAAACATATGAGAGCAATGGCTAACGCAATGAAAAAAGGTGCAACTTTCTCATCAGCTCATAGATCAGCTATGCGTAAGGTTGGTAAATGAGAGGTATTACAACTTCAACATCTATTTCAGTTTTGATAGGAAAAAGGTCAATGAGAAAAAAGAGAAGAAGTGCCAGAAAAAAAAAGAAAAAGAAAAAAAAGTAGCATTACTATAAATGGTATTGAATATTACTTTCATAAAATAGAGTGGGAGGACATAGTAGGAGATTCCTCCATAGGTAGTCTAGAAGATTTCCTAAAAATGAAAACTGCTAAAATAACTACATATGCATTTGTGCTAAAAAAAGATAAGAACTATCTTTATACCTTCGCAAGTTGGTCAGATGATGGTTTTTTCGGAGATCGCAACATTATACCTATCGGAGTGGTCAAAAACATTGTCAAAATTGCACACTGAGAGGCTTTAAGCACTCTTCCTATACGATTACACCTTTAAAAAATAATAACCAAGACAAGGGCGATATATCGCCCTTATCTCGTCCAAGTCATGGTTGATCTAGGAGCTAAGAAAATTTGGGCACTTGCGAACTCCTAGACCTCCGTACCCATGCATACGAACTTTCAATCGCTGTACCCGACCGTTACAAACCGTTACACTCCCCAAATCTCTTTTCTAGCATTTATCTGATCTTCATCATACCAATGCCAATCTCCTAGATTCGGAGTAACTATAGATGCGAAATTTTCTTTTGATTTACAAATTTTGAAAAGATTAGCCATACTGATTAATGACATTTCAATCTCTTTCATATAATCGCTTATATCATCAATTTTGATAATATCATACTTTTTTGGCGTAACTATCAGCATTTGTACATCTAAATTTTCTGGAGCTATAGTTTCAAGCAATCCTTTTTTATAGATAGCTTGTTGTATAAAATCACTGTGCCTTTTCTCTAATCTGCTTTTAGTTTTAAGATCTATGACTTTGTATTTATCTCCATCTTTAAAAATAAAATCAGTTTTACCAGAAAAAGGTATACCTAATATTTTTGTGTTTACCTCCATCTGATAACAAGAATAATATCTTTTATAGGGTTCTAAATAATAAATAGAGTTTAAAAAATATGCGGCTAATAATTCTCTTTCTTTAACTGCACTATCTTGATCTTTGAACCATTTAGCCATATCATCATAAACTGATAGAGCTTTCTCTAGACCTTCATGAATATTCTTTTCATGTGAAAACATATAATGAATACCTAACTCTATAGATGTACCTCTATGCATCTTTGGATTAGTAGGAAAGTCATAACCATAGATGTACTTCAAAACAAATCCACATGGAAAGTCTCGCCAACTATTTATCCTAGAGGGATATAAAGGCAAAAGATCATACTTTTCAAAAATTTTTTTATCTATCGTTGGTTGTAATGATATCATAGTAACCTCCCTTGATTCGGATCAACAGGTATCCAATCAAAATAATAGAGATGTTTTTTTTCTCCTGTAAATTTATCAGTTACATAAATCATCTTTTTAGGTTTATCTAAACGATCATAAGGTATGATCATGCTTTGATCTTTGTAAACTATCTCTAGATCTTTCTCTTTAAGTATTGCATCAAATACATACTTTGAATGAACAGGAGCTAGATTACCAAATAATGTTTTTATTGTGTGTTTTAGCATTTATTTTCTCCATCAAGTTTTTTTTTAGTTTGTCTTTACTTATTTTATGTTGTTCTGCTTTTGTATGACAAGGTCTGCAAAGTGGTATCAAGTTGTCTATTCTATCTTTCATTTTACTACCTCCAGATCTTCTAGGTTCAATGTGATGCCAATCAACAGCAAAGTCATTGAAGCAGTGCCAACATAAGGGGATATCCTGATCAGCATATCCCCAATATTTTTGTACAAGTCTAAGATACTTTTTCACTAAATATCATAAGATTGATTCAACTCCTCATCTTTCAATTCAATCTTGAGATTCAGTGTACCATCATCATTCTTCCAAATGGCAGTAGAGTAAACTCTGTCTGGGTCTAAAGTAACTTTGTTCTTAACTCTAACATTGTTATTCTGATAGACAGGTTTAGTATCTCCCTCTTCTTTTTTATCATTCTTAAATAATTTAATATATGTTTTAGCCATCAATAACCTCTATCTTTGGTTTTTGTTTATTATCTTCTGAAGCTCCATAAATTTCTTCAGCAGATGCAATATTATGATCACCAATTATACCTAGACCTGCACAAGCACGACCTAAAGCAGTAGTTTGACAAAACTCTACAGCAGATGTCCTAGTAATAAAATTAGTGTCTCTTCTTTTTTCAGCAAAACCATTTGCCAAAACTGTATGATTATTATTATTGATAAGAATAATCTCACACTCTACTAACACTTTTTCATCTGTATGTTCATGTAGAGTAAATCTTGTACAAATGTTTGTACCAAAATATTCCCTAAGTTTACTGATTCGTAAACCTACAGTAGAATATTTTTTTCCTTTTATTTCTACTACACCATCGCCTACTTTAGTTTCAGCTATATCTTCTTTAATTCTGTGTAGTAAATAATCGCAGTCTCGTTTTTCTATTAAGTATGTCATAGAAAACTCCTTTCATAGTTTTAATTGAGAACATTATGCCCTCTTCCTTCTAAACATTCTCTCAGCAAATCATCTGAGGTTTCAAGTTTAGGAGAAATCCATAGTACTCTCCATCTGAGAGCATTATACACTTTTTTGCTATTATCAAAAGCACTATTAGTATTGTCTTTTACAATGTCTTTGCATGTATATAAATCATCATGCATTCTTTCAGCAGATCCTTCTATATTAGCTGAACTCTTACCTCTACTATCTATTATAGGTTGATATGAACAGCTTAATAAAAAACCAAATACTAACCAAAAGAATACAAACCATAAAAAGTATTTTGCAACAGTTTTATCTTCTTTTATAACTTTACCTCTTA